AGACCCTAACGCAGAGGTCGAGAGGCTGCGCAACGCCGTGACGAAAGCCAACGGCGAAGCAGCCGAGTACAAGAAGCAGCTCAAAGCAAAGCGTACCGATGACGAGAATGCCGCACAGGAACAGGCTGACATGCTTGCAGAGATGCAGAAGCAGATTGAAGCCCTGACTGCCGACAAGGAGAACCTCGTCAAGGAAAAGACCCTTGCATCCTACCGTGAGAAGTTCGTTGCGCAGGGTTATGACGCTGAACTGGCTGGCAAGGCTGCATCTGCACTGGCTGACGGCGACATGGACAAGGTGTTTAAGTTCCAGTCGGAGCTTATGACCGCCCATGACACCGCATACAAGGCTTCCCTGCTGAAGGATATGCCCACGCCTCCGGGTGCGGATGGCAAGGGTAGCTCTGACAGCGAAGGTGTGGCGTTTGCCAAGAGCCTTGCAGAAAGAAAGAATGCCGAAAATAAGGCATCGAGTGACGCAATAAACGCTTTCCATTAAGGAGGAAAACATGAAGTATACCACTACTCCGGTATCGGCTCCTGAAAGCACTATTCTGGCTGCTGATACCTACGTTGCCATTCCCTTTACTGTGACCGAAACCGATGTTGTAAAGGCTGGCTATCCCATGGCAAAGACTGGCAAGAAGGCTTCTGCCACTACCGGGGTTTCCGATGCAGCAGTCACCGATGCCATTGGCATTCTGCTGCACACTGTTGACCCTTCCGTCAACCCAAATGGCGCACTGCTGATTCAGGGCGTTGTTGACCAGAAAAAGGCAAAGGCGAGTTCTGGCTTTTCCTTTACTGCTGATGACGTTGCCGCTCTGCATAAGGCTGTTCCCGCAGTCTTTTTCCGTGACAACATCGGCACTAATGCTTAACGGAGGTAAAAAACATGGATTTTCAGAAATATTTCACTTCCGATGCACTTGCTGAGTATTGGACGAACGATATTACCAACGCGCAAGCATTCGGCTCTGATGCCCTGTTTCCTCCGCGCAAGAAAGCTGGTCTGGAGCTGAAGTGGATTCGCGGTCATAAGGGCGTTGGCATCTCCCTGATGCCGAGTGCATTTGACACGAAGGCGACCTTCCGCGAGCGCAAGGGCTTTAAGGTGTCTGAAACCGAGATGCCGTTCTTCCGTGAGGGTTTCCACATTGACGAGAAAGACCGCCAGATGCTGATGGAGATTCAGAACAGCAAGAGCACTTTTGCGGAGGAAATCATCAGCCGAATTTTCGATGATGCCGCAGAGCTGATTACTGGTGCTCGAATTGTTCCTGAACGTATGGCATGGCAACTGCTTTGCCCGGAGAACGGCAAGCCCGGCATTACCATCAAAGCGAACGGCGTGAACTACATCTACGATTACGACCCGGATGGTACTTGGCAGGCAAAGAATTACAAGGCTCTTACCGGCAAGGCGAAGTGGGACGTTACCACTTCGACTCCCCTTACCGATTTCGCCACTGCGAAGGATGCGATTGCTGCAAATGTTGGCGAAACCATCACTCGCGCCTACATGAACACCAACACTCTGAATAAGATGATTGCTTCTGACGAGGTGAAAAACCGTTTCATGACGGTTACGGCAAAGTCTATTGCTGTTCTTACCCAGAGCGAAGCGCGTGCTCTGATTGAGCAGACTACCGACATCAAGATTCATTTGTTCGACAAAATGTATCAGCCTGAAGGCGGTGGCGATTCCGTTAAATATATCCCGGATGGCTATGTTGTTCTGGTTCCTGATGGTAAGGTCGGCGAGATGTGGTATGGCACTACTCCCGAAGAGGCAGACCTCCGTGCGGGCATGACGAACGCTTCTGTTTCTATCGTAAACAACGGCGTTGCAGTCACCACTATCAAGGAACCTCACCCCGTCAACACAAACATCATTGCATCCGAAATTGTCCTGCCGTCCTTCCAGAAGATGGACGCTGTGTACTGCATCAAGGCTTACTAAGGCGAAAGGAGGAAAGCGGCATGGGAGACCAGTATTCTGAAGTGGCAGTCAAGCTGGGGCAGTACATTGCTCCTGCACTTGATCGTGAAATCACGGACGAGGACTACCCACTCTTCGACCTGCTGCTTGATTTTGCCAAAGACAAGATATTTGCACAGGGCTACCCCTTCGGCAACAGACCGGACGAGTTGCCCTTGCAGTATCAGTCGTTGCAAATACGCATTGCAGCGGAACTGTACAACCACATCGGCGCAAACGGACAGACGAGCTACACCAACAATGGCATTACTCGTGTGTGGGAAAGCTCTGATGTGGCACAGTCCCTGCTGAACGAAGTGGTTCCGAGAGTAGGTGTTATCGGCTGATGTTCAATGGAAGCCCGCTGGACAAGCGCCCGCTGTGGTATTCAAACCCTGTTGGCGAGAAAACGCCTGTTGTGGACGAGTGGGGAAACGAGACTGGCGAATCTGCATACAAATCGTGGAGTGAACCTGCAAAGCTGATGCTGAACGTCAGCCCGCCTACTGGTTCTGCGGAAGCAAGCCCTTTTGGAGCATTCACGGATTACAGCTATGTTGTCAGCTCATCCAGCAAAAAGCGCAACACACCGCTTTATGAAGGTACGCACGTCTGGTTTCAGACGGACGTTTCAAAGCCCTTCAATTACATTGTGGTCAAGGTCGCAGAACATATTACAGACACGTTGTATGCGCTGAAGGAGGTGGCCGCAAGTGAAAATTAAAGTGAGATTGAGCGATGCCGGACTTCGTGATGCGGAACGTCAGATACAGGAGTACAAGACCACCCTGAACAAAAAGGCTAAAGCACTTGCTTTTCGTCTTTCGTGGTTAGGTCTTGAAGTCGCAAAGGTTCGTTTCGCTAATGCGGAATACGCTGGCTCCAATGACGTGAAATGCCATATCAACCAAAAAGACAAGACTTGTACCATTGTTGCAGCGGGCAAGGCTGTTGCCTTTATCGAGTTTGGCACTGGCGCACATCATAACGGATATGGCGGACAACTTCCGCCCGGTGTCGGTGCGCATGGCTCTTACGGTAAAGGACATGGCGCACAACGCCGCTGGTACTACTACGGCGAATCCGGCAATGCTGGAACGCCTGTCAAACAGGTGGATGGTAAAGGCCAGTTGAATTACACCGATGGCAATGAGCCAGCTATGGCTATGTGGGGGGCTGTTGAGGAAATGGCTTCTCAGGTCGAAGCAACGTGGAGGGAGGTCTGGAATAGTTGATTGATTATTTCAATTCCATCTTCACGGCTGTTGCCACGGAACTGCGAAAGCAAGTCCCCGGCATCTTTGTCACTGGTGAAATCAACGACAGCAACGTCAAAAAGTTCCCGTGTGTACAGATAGAGGAAAACAGCAACCTCCCGGTTCATCGGGATTCTGCCAGCCGAAGCAAGTATGCCGCCGTTTCCCTGCGCGTGCGTGTCTATTCCAACAAAACCAGAGGACGCATTGCAGAAGCCCGCTCCATTGTGGACATCGTGGATTCTGTATTGGAACCGCTCAATTTTTATCGAAAATCGTTTGCCCCGTTGAATGGGCTGTACAACAATTCCGTCTATCGGATTGATTGCAGCTATGGGGCAACAATCGGAGAGGACGGAATGATTTACCGAAACTAAGGAGGTAAACATTCTATGGCAACTGGAATTTCCAGCTACGGAATTGCTCTTTATGAAGGAACTTCCGGCACTATGACCAAGCTGTGCGACATCAAGGATTTCCCTGACTTGGTTTCTGACCCGAACCTTTTGGATGTCACTACTCTTTCTGACCCCATGCAGAAGCAGATTTTTGGCATCAACCAGTCTGATCTTAAACCCTTTAACGCATTCTACAACAAGACGGATTACGCCGCCGTTACCGAGCGTGGCTACAAGGATTCGGACGGCGAACTCAATGCAACGCATCATTATGCTCTGAAGTTCTCTGATGGTTCTGGGTTTACTTGGGATGGTATGCACCAGTGCGGTATGTCCGGCGCAGGCGTTGATGAACCGTTGGAGTTCCCCATCAACATTATTTTCCTGAGCAAACCCAAATGGGCTGAAACGGTTTCCCTTGACGTTAGCTAATACATCTTAATCAAATCAATCAAACCGAGCAGAACTGAACAACGGATTTGGTTCTGCTCCTATTTATAAAGGAGAGCATTTATTATGGCTGCAAAGGTTATCAACTTTCATTCCCCCGATTGTAAGAACACTTACGAGCTGACTTTCACCCGTGACAGCGTGGAAGCCACCGAACGTGCAGGCTTTCAGATTGGCCAGTACACCCAGATGACCAATCTGCTGTCCAACTCTCGTGCCCTGTTCTATGGTGCTTTCATCGCACGAAACAAGGGCATCAAGCGTAAAGTCGTGGACGAAATGTTTGCCCACATCGACGAGAAGGAAGAGCTGATGGCTGCGCTGCTTGAGATGTTCATGGACGCTTCCAAGTCTCTGCTGGCAACTGACACTGAGGACAAGACCGCAAAAAACGCAACGTGGGAGATTGTGTAACCGCACAATCTCAGGAAACAGACGGAGAAGGAGAACCACTCTCCTTCTCCAAGCTGTTCCACGATGTAGAAGCCTATTACATTTCCATCGGCATGACCTACGATCAGTTCTGGTACGGCGATGTCTGGCTGGCAAAGGTATACCGTGACGCAGAGGAGCTGCGGGAACGCAGAGCCAACGCAGAAGCGTGGAGAAACGGCTTTTACATGGCATCTGCGCTTTCCTCTACGGTTGGCAATATGTTCCGAAAGAAAGGGTCTAAGCCTATCAAGTACATGGACAGACCGATTCCCCTTACTCAAAAGGAGAAGGAAGAGTATGAATACCAACGTGCTGCGGAAGCACAGGAGCGAATCAAACGCATGATGTTCTCCATGATGGAGCAAAAGGATGGTGGTAGTGATGGCTGATGTTGATATTACGAGCTTATCCGTAGAAATCTCTGCGGAATCGCAGGGCGCAGAGCTTAATATTGACAAGCTCACTACCGCCATTTCTAATTTGCGGACAAAGGGCAACGTTGGCAAAGTTTGCGAAAGCCTTGATAAATTGTCCGGCTCTATTGCAGCGTTGAAGCAGGCATCTTCTGGCTTGTCCAGTCTGGACAAGGTCACAAGCTTCTTAAACGGCATTTCTTCCGTGAACACCACCGCTGGCGTAAAGGGCGTTAACTCTGTTGTAAATGCCATCAAGAAGATTCCGAGCGCGGTATCTGCTTTGAACGGCGTGGATTTCTATTCCATGTCCGGTAGCATCACGCAGTTGACAAATGCTCTTGCGCCCTTGTCCATTTTGGACATTTCCGGCTTGAAATCGCTTGGCAGCGCGTTCAAGGCGATTGGTACGGTTCCTGACCTGACCGACAAGCTAAAATCCGCTGACCTTGATTCTTTTGCAAGTTCTTGCCAGAAGATATCTACTGCTCTTACTCCCCTTGCATCCCAGCTTGAAACGGTGGGCAACGCCTTTGCAAAGCTGCCGCCGCAGTTGAGCAAGGTCGTTACACAGGCAAATCGTGTGACCGCTGCCAACGAACGACAGAAAAAAAGCTATCTCAGCCTGTCTAATCAGATGAACGGTTTTATGCGAAACATGGCAAAGCTGGTTTCGCTGAAAGCTATTGCTGAGTATCTTGGCAACGCTGTTGCAAAGTTCAACGACTTCTATGAAGCAACAGACCTGTTTCATAATGCTATGGGCAATTTGAGCGGTGAAGCTGATACGCTCATTAGCAAGATGCAGGGCTTGCTTGGCGTTGACCCAACCAAAGCGATGACCTACATGGCTACCATTCAGAGCTTAGGCACTTCGTTTGGTTTGGCTAGCGACAAGGCTTACGTTCTTTCCAAGAATTTAACCCAGCTTGCCTATGATGAGGGTTCTTATTGGAACAAGGATGTTGCTGTAACCTTTACCGCAATGTCCTCTGCTATCTCTGGCGAGATTGAACCTATTCGCCGTCTTGGTGTTGACTTGTCTCAGGCGCGGTTACAGCAGGAACTTCTTGCCCTAGGCTTTAACAAGCAGGTTTCTAGCCTGTCTCAGGCAGATAAGGCGGTTCTTCGTTATATCGCCATTATGAAGCAGACTGCCAATGTGCAGGGCAACCTTGCACAGACCATCCAGAGCCCTGCGAATCAGATTAAGATTCTGAAAGCCCAGCTGGATATGCTGGCAAAGTCCGTTGGTTCTCTGCTCTACCCTGCCCTGAAATCCATTCTCCCCCCACTGATTGCCGCCGTGCAGCTTATCCGAGAGTTCGTTGAGTGGGTTGCAAAGCTGATGGGTGTAAAGGTTGTGTTCACCGATTTTACCAAGAGCGCTGACAGCGTTGGCGGCGTTGGCGATGCAATGGATGACACTGCCGATTCCACAAACAAAGCTGCCAAGGCCCTCAAAAACTACACGATGGGCTTTGATGAGCTCAACATCATCGACCCAACGCAGGGAAGCTCTGGCTCTGGCAGCGGTGCATCTGCTGGCAATATCTTGGGCGACGTAGACCTGTCCGGTTACGATATGTTCAAGAATTATGTTGGCACGTCTGTGGACGAAATTAAAGAGAAAATCAGGGGCCTTCTTCCTTTGATTGAATCTATTGCGGCGGCATTTGCTCTTTGGGAACTTGGAAAGTTCATCAAACAAATCGGAGAAGTCATTACAGGCATGAACGGCATTCAAAAAGCCGCTGCCATGATTGCTATCCTTGTTGTAGAGTGGTCGCTTGTTCAGAAGTTTTCGGACGATTTCTTGAAAACAGGAGATACGACAAAACTGTTTTTTGAATGGCTCGCTACGGTTGCCGCTGCCATTGGTGGTTATGCTTTTTTTGGCGCAGAAGGCGCTTCTATTGCATTCGTCGTCAGCTCCGTTGTCCAACTGGAATCTATTAAAACCACTCTTGCGGAAGGAAAAGTGAAAGCAACGGATGCTTCCGTTTGGATGCAAGGCATTAGCGCTGCTGTAACAACTGGAATTGCTGGCGCAGTGTTTGCTAAAACTGTTACAGGATTTTCACTTGGCCTTTCTGTTGGCGCTGTTCTCGCTTTGTCTGCCATTACTTATGGCGGCACAAAAGGCGGCTCTATTAAGCCCGGTGATTCTATTGATGCGCTTTTGACTGCATTGACGGCGGCTGCTGGCGGTCTTGCTGGTGTCACACTTGCTTTGGCTGCTGGTGCATCCGCACCGATTGCCGGTGCGGCACTTATTCTCGGTGTTGGCGTTGGCATTGTTCTGGAACAGCTTGGTATTACCTTTGGCGAAAAAGACCGAATCAAAGATGTTGAAGATTATATCAAGCGCTACGAGGATGCGGGCTATACAACCCTTGCGATTCACTATCGCTTGAAAAATCTTGGCTTCTCTGATAACGAAATCAGTATGGCCGAACAAGGCATTGATTCTACTTTTGAGATTTTCCGATATACGTTTAACGAAAAACTAGAAGCTCTCAATGAGTGGTGGAACCAAAAATGGGAAGGTTTCAAGGAGAACATTAGCAAATCTTGGGACAATCTCAAGGATTTTGCATCTGACTATTGGGAAAACAGTTCTCTGATTCATGGTCTTATTGAACAGACCAAGCAAAATATCGCCGACTTGAAAGAAACGCTCGGCACTATTCGAGAAGCGTTTGACCAGAAAGTTAAAGACATTGAAGAAAGCGCCGCAAATGCTGGAAGAGCTGCTGCGGAATGGGTAAATGGTGTTCTGAGTAAGTTTAGAGAAAAACGTGACGAGTTCTTCAATGCTGGCAAAAACCTGATTCAAGGTTTTATCGACGGCATCAAAAATTTGAAAGAACAAGCCATTAGTAGCGTTACCGGTATTGCCACTTCTGCTGTTGATAAGTTCAAATCTCTTCTCGGCATCCACTCCCCTTCTACTGTGTTTGCGGAGATTGGCGATTTCTTGATGCAGGGCCTAGTACAAGGCGTTGAGAACGCGAAAGATTATGTAAATACCGCGTTCAATGTGATGGGCGCACAGGCCGTCAATGCTGCTACAACTGGATTGGGTCTCAACACTGGCGCATTCAATGCGATGGGGCAGGCTGCCGCCGCACAAACTGCGGAAGGTATGAACACGCAAGTTCCATCTACAGCTTCTCTATTTGGCTCTGCTGCTACCTACTTTGGGACAACCTTTTGGGCAAACCTTGATTCCGAGTGGAACAACGTAAACAAAGCGATTCAAACGGATACGATTGGCAGTATCCAAACGTTATTCACCGCAATTAAAGACGGCAATCTTGAGAAAATTGCAACATGGTCTGCTGCATATTTCTATCACAATCTGAACGATGAGCAAAAAAAACAGATTCAAACATTTGCTCTGACTGCGCTTTCGAATCTGTCCACGTCCTTGAGCGGAGTTTTTACCAACCTGTCTCAGCTTGCTTCTGGGTTCATTGGAATGTTTGTCCCTTCTCTTGCAACTGCAACGACTGCACAAACCGGGCTGAACGTCGCAATGGACGCAAACCCGATTATGCTTGTCATTTCTCTTATCGGAATGTTTGTGGGTGCATTGGTGAACATGGTTAATAAAAACGGCGATGCCGCGAACTCCATGAAGAAAGCATGGAACGGATTTGGAGACTTCGTGTCGCTTGTCTTTGAAGGCGTTCTTCGAGTGCTTGGGTCTACCATTCAAGGCTTTATCAGCGCTATCAATGTTGTTATCGATGCTTATAATAAGCTCGCTAACAGCAAAATCGGAAGAGGTCTTGGAATGGGCTCGATGAGCAGGCTCTCCAATCCGCTGTATGACTTTGCTGACAAGATTGCTCAGAAGCGCAGAGATAACCAGGCGGCCAGAAAGCTGGCAGAGGAACAAGAAAAGCTTAAGAACGACGGCAACAGGGATTACAACTCCGAATACGAAGAGTTGATGCGCCAGCAACAAGAAACGCTAAATAGCCTAAAGGAAAAGTATAATTTTACGACGCCTAGCTATACACCTTCGAGTTCTAACTATCCTAGTTACAATCCTAGCTATCCTAGCTATACGCCTTCGAACTCTAACTATCCTAGTTATAATCCTAGCTATACGCCCAATTACCCAAACTACAATCCATCTGATTATCCAGGTACGAAAGAGTGGGATAAAAACAACGGCACGTCCTCCGGCTCTTACGGTGGGAGCGCGACCGTAACGGTCGATTTCAACGAAGAGGAAATGCGTGAATCTGTCTACAATGGCACTTACAACGCGTTCCTTGACATCTTCCAGCGGTACGGCGACGAACTGACCGGAGGAAAAGAACTCAAAATTTATCTAGACGGCAGACAGCTTACGGCTTCTGTCGAAAAAAATCAGAACGCTCGTGGAATGTCGCTGATGGGCAACGAAGTCTATAGTTATTAACGGAGGTGACGGCTTATGGCAAGCATTCCTGCTTTGGTTACGGTGAACGGAGCAGAACTTCCGGAGCCGTCCTCTTATAGCGGGACGACAAGCACCATTGTGGATTCCGGACGAAACGTAAAAGGTAAAGTGGTTGGCGCTGTTGTGCGGCATGATGTTGCAAAGGTTGCTCTGAAATGGAACTATTTAACCGCACAGCAGTGGGCAACTATCCTGAGTTTGTTTACTACAAACTTTTACTGCACTGTACGTTTTTATAACCAGACAAAGGCAGGATATGACACCCGACAAATGTACGTTTCCGACCGAACAGCTGGTATGTGGCGCAGGAGCCCGAAGAACGGAAATGTAATGGGTTGGACGGATTGTTCTCTTTCTCTGGTGGAGGTGTAACGCATGGTACAACCTTCTCAGAGATGGCTGGACAAATTCAACGAAACACTGGTTCCGGAGACATTCGTAAAAATCACCTACGCAATTACGGAACCGGGCTTACAGGAAGATGCAATTCCAAGCACGAACGGAGAGGTCTCGTTCAGTGATGTTTCGTCCGTTGTAAAGAACGAAAGCCTTGGTTATACAAAGTACGCTACTGGTGAGCTGAATTTTGTTCCGCTTGACGGAACGTTTCAAATCCCGTTTGCGAATGTTCCGGAAAGTACACTTTACACGCTGACAACGCCTGAATATGATGCTTTGACGACATCCGATAACGATGTTCTTCTCTGCAATTTGTTCATTTATCCGGAAGAAGCCGGTTATGTCAGTGAGTTTTGTGTTTCGGACAGCTATCACCCCAAAATCACGCTTTCGTTCAGTAAACTTCACACAGCCAAGATACCGGGCGTGACGATCACATGGTCGCAGACGTGTAATGAGTGGGCAACCAGCTTCAAACTGACAGCCTATTCCGGGAAAGCGGTCGTTTCAACAAAAACGGTTCAGAACAACGATTCCGTTCTGTCTGAAGTAGAGTGGGAAATTTCCGGATACGATTCAGTATCTCTTGAAATCATCTCGTGGTGTATTTCAAACCGGCGCGCTCGTTTGGAAAAAATCCAACTCGGCCAGTTCATTGTGTTCGAGAAGAACGACATTTTCTCGTACACGCATGAGTCTTCCCGCGACCCGATCAGTGGACAGTTACCAAACGACAGCATTACGTTTACAGTCGATAACAGCCAGCAGAAGTGGAACCCCATCAACCCAGAAGGGCTTTACCGGTATCTGTATGAACGCCAGCAGATTTCTGTTCAGTACGGAATGGATGTTGACGGCACAACCGAATGGATTGACGGTGGAAAGTTTTTCTTGTCGGAATGGAGCGTTCCTGCAAACAGCATCGAAGCAAGCTTTACAGCGCGTGACGCGTTTGCATATCTCATGGTTTCCAACTACACAGGTCGTATGTATGGGACGCTGTATGAGATGGCATACGATGCGCTGGAACTTCTCAGCGACAGCATTGCAACATTCCGGATTTCGGAAGAACTGAAAAATTACAGTACGGATATCACAAGCCAGAGCAAGGGCGATTACAAGGATTCGGATATTCTTCAAATGGTTGCAAATGCTGCTGGCATGGCAATGTATCAGACACGCGAAGGCGTCATCGTGCTTGACCGCATTCCGGATATTTCCACCGCATCTGCAAACCTTGCTGGTGAAATCGGAATCATCAACAATTTCAGCTGGCCTGAGATTACCTTCTCTTCTCCGCTCAAAAATGTTTCTTGTACGGTAAACGTGAAGTCTGGAAGCAGCTCTGAGAGCAAAGAGCATTCTTATCCAAGCAATCCTTCTGGTGAAGGTGCAACGCAAACGATCAGCAATGAGATGTTATCTGAAAGCATTCTCGCTCAGCCGAAGAATGCGTTGACTGAATCCTATAAGGTCTTGTCGAACCGCAAGAAAGTTTCTTTGAGCTACCGTGCAAGCCCGCACTTTGATGCCTTGGACTATGTTCTGATTCATCACCAGTTTGGATATTCTTCTGTTCTTCTGACTACTCGGTTCAGCTATGAATACTCTGGCTGTTTCCACGGAACGGTGGAAGGATACCTTTTGGAAGGAGCTGATGTGCGTTGAGTAACTGGATAACCGACCGGACACAATCAGATGTTGACCGTGTGAAGGCTCTTGCTGAAAAAGCAAAAGCCGGAACATGGACGGAAGGGGAACAGCTTGAATGGGCCGCTGGCATGAAAGGCGCACTGAGCTATCTCGACTACAACCGCATCGAAAGCGGCGTTCAGGAAATCGCGGATGTTCTTCACGCAACGATATCCGTAAAAACCGACTGGGGTACAAATGGCTATCTGACAACTGCGGATGCCGCACGTTGGATTGATAACATCCAAATCCTTCGTGCAAGATGTAACGGTGTTGATTCCAGCCCAAACACGCCCGAAAAGCTGGACTATTTGCATTTTACCGTGATAAATCAGGTGGAACAAATTTTGCTCGATGTCGAAATGCTGGCAAAAGACCGCTTGCTTTATTGCTCAGAGCCGATATGTGGAGGTGAACCCTATTATGCACTTTGTTGACAGGCAAGCAAAGTATCCGAATCGGTGGACAATTATCCATGCAGATAATACGGCCGAAGTCGTGAAGCTCATCCGCAACGATGAGCCAGTCGTTGAAGGGACTCCGATGAACGCCGCTACTCTGAATACTCTGAGCGATGTTGCTGGTGCGGACATTGCGAAAGAAGCCGCAGAGAAAGCCGCAGAGAACGCAAAAGCTTCTCAAGACGCATCAGCTCGTTCTGAGTCCGCCGCTGCTACAAGCGCT